TTCAGACCCTTTCTAACCTCTCCGCTAACAGCATTTTTCCCAGTCTTAGGTTCAGTATGTTTAAAATCAGCTAGAACACCTTCAATAATAGCGTCTGGATTTGAACCTTCTCCTGTCTCTCCTATAAAAACAGTCGCTTTCAAATACTGCTCTTCAATTTTCTTAGCCATTGATAATTCATATTTAAATTTGTCTCGTTCTTTCTTATTTTTCTTTGCCAACATCAGTGTAGACGAATCAGACAAAGTGAATCGCCCTCTTTCTTCATAATCATTAGGAATAAAAAGAGACGTATCTATCAAAGGGTTTGTTTTCTTACGATCTTTTAAGATAGAAACTGCAACATTTTTGGATTCCTCAAGGCTTTTATTTAATATATCATTTGTTTTTTTCGCAATCGAAACAGGATCATTAAGCATTTTTTCAGCCTTCTCGGCTCTTTCCTCTGCAGCCTTTGCTTCTTCCCTAGCCTTTTCCAACGGAGTCGGCTCTTTCTCTTCCGGTTTCTCTTCCGGCATCTCCTTCACTTCGTAGTCGTCTTCAAGCTCGGGGTCGAACGGGATGGCCGTGCATCGGCAGTTGTAGTCCTGCCCAGGCTGCCCTATGAACATGGAGCCCGTCCTTTTTTTCCAGGTCTTGCCGCCATCGTCGCTGTACACGGTATCGTCTTCCCAGTTGCACACAAGTCCGTTCATTGACCTGTGGGTGTCCCTGGTAACGCCGTCAAGCATGCTCATCCATTTGTAATAGCGGAACCCGGCCCCCTCCATCTGCGTGCGCTGAATGGCGCCGTTGAGGTTGCCCGTCTCGTTCCTTGCGATGAATTTAGACTTGTTCTTTGTGTACTTCGTGTTGATAGAGTTGATTTCCTTCACGAGGCTTCCGCTGTCCTCGTTCGGGAACATCCTGTGCTTGTACACGGCCGCCGCGATTTCCTTCTTCTGGTCTTCTGCCGCGCTCTTGCAGTTCGCGACGAAGTTGTTGACGAAGTCGTCGCGTAGTTTCGACTGGTTCGGAATATACCCGATAGTCCTGCCTACGGTCTTTTCCGAAAAGTCGTCCATCTTGCGAGACGAGAAATCTGAAACTTCACGGAAAAAGTCTCCCGCCTTTTCTTCGATGTTTGAAGGCGTAAATACCTCCGCTGCGTTCACATCGTCCAGCCCGTCTGCCTGGTACCCTAAAAGAGACAGTTCCTTCAGCAGCTTCCCGTTATCGCGCAGCATAGACGCGATGAATTCCTTCATCTCGAGTTCGACCTTCCACGGATAGAACTGGCTCGCGCTGAACACAGGCTTGCGGCCGCGCTTGCGCTTGCCGTTGTTCTGGAGCATATAGAGCTCCTTGGCCATCCGCAGAGGCGTGTATGTGCTTTCGGATGCCATCGGCTATTCCTCGTCATCTTCCGGTTTTTCTTCGGGCAGCGACAGCTTGAACGTGTGACCGTTCTTGAACATGATCGTGCGGACTTCCAATGGCGTAAGTACACCGTCTTCGATAAACGTGTGGAAGTATTCGGACTGGTCCTTGACCATCTTCGTGAATTCCTCATCAGTAGGCTGTGTCACGCTGTTCCAGGTGATAGTCACGTCGCCATCCTTTCCGAGATTGCGGACAAGGATTTCCGAGACAAGATGCTCGACCTGTTCCGTGACATGGTCTTCCATCCACGTTTCGACCTTCTTGTCGTACATCTTGCGGTTGCCCTCGCCTGTAGTGGACAGGCCGCTGGATGACTCGCCGAAGATTTTCGCAACCGGAAGCTGTGCCGCGGCTGCAACGAGCTGCATCTGCCTGTAAGTAGTCTCCGGGACTCCAGCAAGGTCCGTCTTGATGACGGTATACTTGTCCTCGATGTCGCCGATAATGGCCCTGTTGGTGGACTTGCCCATTTCGACGGCTTCCATGCGCCTCTTCACAAGGGACAATCCGTCCTTCATCGATAGCTTGGCGTCAAATCCCTTCCACTGGTAGTACGCCACGTTGAGCTCGCTCATCATGTCGGCAATGCCCTCCTCTGACATCCCGAGCTTTTCAAGACGTTTCATTACAGCGACAAGTGCAGAATCGCCGAATATGAGTTCGTTTCCTGTAATGGAAGATTCCATCCCTTCTGCGCTCGGGACTTCCTCGCCATAGAAAATCTCGCAGCGGCTCCTGTGAACGCGCACCTTGTCGCCGTTTCGCATGGTGACGGTGAACCACTTCGGATCGCCGAAGTTTGGCGACTTCTGGTCTGTGTCGTAATCAGCAGTCTCTACCTTGACCATGCTGCACGGGTACACGTTGAAACCTACGATCTTGCCTTTTCCCGCCTCTTCGTCAAGTTTCCGGCTGTCGGCTATCTTCATGACGACGACAGCACCGCCGAACGCACGTGTCCATCGAGCGGCTCTCTTGTATGCCCTGCGCAGTCCAGTCTTCAGCACCTTCTTCAGCAGGCTTCCGTCAGTATCTCCGTCAATCTCGAAACCGGGCGCGGTACCGTCATCGGCGACGCAGTTGCAGATGTTCTTGCCGATGCCGTCAAAACGGTACACCCTGGCCAGTTTACGGTAGTCCACCTTTTCCGGAAGGAATTCGGTCTTCGCTCCGCTCTTTGTCCCGATAGCCTTGACTACGTCTACGTAGCCGTCATTGGAATTCACTTTTGTCTTTGCTGCCATTTTTAGCTCCATGCAGAATCGTTTGACATTTGGTTGATAAGGTAGTCGAGGCCCTGCGTGGTCATGTCGACCATGTCGTCATGCGGGACGCTCGGAAAATTGCACATCTGGTCCAGGTACTTCTGCGACCAAGGACAGAATCTAGGATCGGGAACCCAAAAGTTTCCGGCTTCAACGAAAGGCGCCACGGAATTCGCCCTCTCGACCTTCGAACCCCTCGGATTCCTCGGAATGATCCCTGGAACGGTACGCGAAAGGGTGTCGATAAGCGCAGGGCCGTTGGCCTTGTCTTCCACGAGCTTCGCAAGCGCATCTGGCCACTTCGCGTACATTACCTCGAAAGCCTTCAAGGTCTCGGTAAAACTGCGCTGCCTTGCGTCGCAATCGAGCAGATATACATCAGCACCGAGTCGTGCCAGAACTCCTCCGGCGACATCGTCCGAAGAGTCCGTCTTCTTGAACGAAAGGTCCCAGCTCTGGATCATCGTGTCGAACTGCTTCGGTTCCTCTCCTGGTATGTAGAATTTGAACCAGTTCCGCTTGAATATGCCTCCGGTAACGGGTACGGGGTGTCCCTGGTACAGGGCTTCCCAATCACGGGAACCGACTGCCTTCCTTATGGCGTCAAGTTCCCGCAGGTCGTACCTTTCCGGATGCAGGGCCTCGCCCTTCTTTCGGTGAGGCTCGTCATGTTCGGCGATTGCCGGGTAGTTTATTAGGTCGAACTTTTCTCCGTTGTCGTTCGCCGCCTTCATCAGCAGTCGCCCTACAAGGTCGTCTTCATGCCATCTGGTGTGCATAACGATTATGCCGCCTCCAGGAGCGAGACGCGTGCGGAACGTGGACGTGTACCAGTTGAAGACCTTCTCCCTCATCGTAGGTGAATCAGCCTCCTCGCGGTCCTTGAACGGGTCGTCGATAATCGCTATTGTGGCACCCTTGCCGGTGATGCCCGAACCCACGCCGGCGGCGATGTACTTTCCCTTCCTTCCCGGAATCTCGAAATACTTTGCACTCTGCGCCGCGGTCACTTTCGTGACCTTGGATTTCCTTTCAAGCAGGTTCACCTTCGGGAATACCTTTCCGTACTCCTCCTGCTTCATGATGGCCTGCACGTCGCGGCTCATGCTGTTCGCGAGGTCCTGGTTGTAGGACGCGGCGATAATGTTGATGTCGGGATTCACGCCGAACAGCCACGGAGGGAAATCCCTGCTGAGAATCTGGCTCTTGCCGTGTCGAGGAGGCGCGTTCAATATGAGTCTAGGTCTCTTTCCTGCTCGCACGTCGAGGTAGAACTGCATCAGTCGCACGCACAGTTCCCTGTGGAACCATCCCATGAGATAGTCGTCGTGCATCGCCAGGATGAACGCGGCAAGGTTGCTCCTTGCTTCCCTATTCAGTATTTCGCGGTCATCCATTAGCAATCACTCCCATCCTAGCAAGAGAAGCCGATATTTCCTCGTCCGGGACATCGTCCTTTTTGGAATCCTCAGGAACATCGGTCTTTACAAGCCCGCTTCCGAGATAGTCCAGCAAGGCTTTCGACGCCATAACGGAAGCTTTCGCGTCCCTTGTGTCGCGGACAATCTGCATGAGCCTCGAAATTGTCGTATTGACGTTCATCAGCGTCTGTCTCTCGGTTACCGGATTGACCGCTTCCGACATCACAGCGCTGACGGCGCTTTTAATATCATCCTTTCGAAGGAGCTGGTAGGCGCTGATGGCAAAAGCATTCGTGTACCCGGCAATCAGGGCGCTTCTCTTTGCATTAAGCAGTACGCAGTATGCCCTCACGAAGCAGCACTCCCGCATAGTGAGCCCGAACGATTTCAGCCGTTCGTCAGGGAAAAGGTCGGATATAGCCTTGGCCCTTTCCTTGGCGAACTCGTCGAGTTCCTCGTCCTCGATATTTCGTGGCTTTTTACGCATCCGAATTTCGCCATTTCTCGTAATCCGACAGTTTAATCTTGATTGCCCCGGAAGTGCCGCGAGACCTCTCGCAAGGCAGTCCGTCATTGATCCACATGTACACGGCAGACACCGACACGTTTCTCATGAAAGCGAGTTCTTTCGGCGATACCGTTTGTTCCGTTCCCGTCTGCATTTACTCTTGCTCCTTTTGGTACACTTGATACAGTTGTTTTGTTTTTACCCTTTTCGTAAAATAATAAAACCACCCGGA